TGAATTCAGCCTATCAGACTCTTAGCAGCGAGCTTGCTAAGAGAGGCACAACGCTAGTCAACCTAAGTCCAATCAGCAACCTCGCAATACGAAAAATAAGCTTGGAGGAGTTTAAAAAGATATGAAGATAATAATACCCGCTCGAATGGGATCCAAGGGTCTTCCATTTAAGAATAGAACGTTGTTTAAGTACACGGCAGAATCGATTCCTAATGAATTAAGAGGAGACACATTCGTCACGACGGACGATTCAGATATCATGATAATGGCTAGAGCTCATGGTTTCAATGTCATCGACCGACCCTTTTGCCTTGCTCAAGATACAACTTCCACTAAAGATGTCTTGATCCATGCACTGGGTGAAATTAATCCCGATCCTTACGAGGATGTCATTGTTCTCTATCTTACTTATCCTCAGCGTTCCTGGAAAGACGTTAAGTCTGCTATGGAGTACGCCGATTCACTAGATTTCAGCGTTAACTCTCTACTCTGTAAAAAGGAATGCCCGAGCCCATACTTGATGATGTTTGAGAAGGGACCATTTGGTACCCAAGTCATCCCACACGACCTATATCGACGCCAAGACTATCCTTCCTGTTTTGAGATAAGTCACTTTGTCATAATCTTTAAGGCGCATTACATAAATAACTTAAATAGTAATCTGTATTCTGAAACTACTGTTTTCTATGGAATAGACGATGTAGTTGACGTTGACTTACAGAGAGACCTAAATCAATTTTATGAAAATTAACTTAGCAATAGACTGTCTAGAAGGATATGAATTTAATGCTATTACCTCAATACATTCATTCCTGAATACTAACAAATGGTTTGATGGTAAGATATACATAATAGTGCCCAAGCATTCTGTGATTACTTCTAGAATCTCTTCGGAAATTCTATCAATCTATGAGAATTTTGAGATAGTCAATGCTCAAGAAGATTTGAATTTTTCAAATGAATTAAGTAAAGCCTCTTCTGACTTAACAAAGATTCAAACTATTCTTTCAATCAAAAGCCTTTACATTAAAGAGGAACGTGTCCTATTCATTTCAAGTGGGTGTCTCATCTTCAAGGACTTGAGTAAATTACTAGGCACCAACGAAGTAACGCTGATTAGCAATCCATCAGCAGAAATAGACTTTTCTGTATTCTATCGAAATAAGATAGCTAATTCTTCTCTATCAATCTCTCAATTACTCAATCAGGTTTTTACTGATCGTAATTCAATACTTTCCCTGTTTCAAACTAACCAAAAGATCACAACTGTTTTGGGAGAAACTTCTTCTAGTTTTAATGATAGGGTCTTTCTAAAGAAGAAATCAGTCTTAAATCTTCTTAATTTCATTAAATATGACACATTAAGAGGAGAATCTAGGAACTATTCTAAGATAAACTATATTTGGATTCAGCATCAAAAGGTAGTCAAAAACATCCTAAAAAGACCGGCATCCTTCAAAGGAAAGAGGACTTTAAATAAAAGTCTCTCCCCTAAACTTGATGGACTACTTAATTCTCCACAGGCTCAGCCAACTCAAAATAAGAACATCCAGTCGGCCACAAAGGAAGTAAATCTAAATAAGGCGAGAAGTCTCTTAAGAGTCAGGGAAACGGATAAGAGATACTTACTTAATGAGAAGAAAAAAGCAGAGAGTCTTTCTCAATATCATGAAACTGTCTCACAATATTCTGAGACTCCTCCTCGACACGATTATGCTACTGCTTGTGTGATAGCATTTTTAGATCGGCATGAGATGGTTGAACTTAATGTCAAGCTTCTAAGCCAACAAAGTTTGGTACCTGCGATAGTCCTAGTTGCTTCAAATCCAACAGATGCTGCATTTGCTAATGGGTTAATTGAAAGATATCCTAACGTGTTCGTCACCTACTATCAAAATTATCCAATAGGCGGAAAGTGGAGAGCCGGGGTAAAGTATGCACAGCGTCTGAACGTTAGAGGACTGATGATACTCGGATCAGATGATCTACTATCACTAGATTACTTTAAGAAGTGTTACTCAATGATTGATCGCGGTAACGGATCGAGCGGGACTGGCGTGGACCTGGTCGGCAATCGTAGCTGGTTTATATACGATACCTCACGGAAGCTCTACAATCTTTCTTACTTGCCTAGCGTGAAAATATTTTTAGGCGGAGGAAAGATGTTCTCTAAGAACTTTTTAGATGCAGTTGACTGGGAGATATTTAAACCACTACGACCAGTTCACCTGGACGAGTATGGATATGAATTGATTGAAGCATTTAGTAATTCAATGTCTCTAATATCTCAAGATAATTTTATTTTAAGTATAAAAGGAAGCTGGGAAGTCATTAATTCAACTGATGCTATACTTAAAGCTAGGAATCGAATAAGAGTAATTGATGTTACGACACGGCTCTCTACAATACTCAATAATCTTAAAATAGATCGTAAAGAAATTGAAATATGATAACTTTAAGAAACGTAATAGCGTACCTATCTGAAAAAATGGATCTTGAAATAATTTATGGAAATGTTGGTGAAGATCAATCGATCTCTAAAATAATAAAATTTGATCCGGCAAACCTGGACAATTCAATTCTTTTTTGGATAAGTGAAAAGAACCTTCCACAGACAAGGGATCTTGTTACTGGGACTTTGATAGCTCCACGATCAATCGCTCGTCCTAATAATTTTAATGGAACTCTATTGATTTGTGAAAATCCTAGAAAGGCATTTAGCTTAATAATTAACGAATTCTTCAAGCCTAGCAATAATTTGATTCCAATTGGTTCTTTAGTCACGATCATGTCAAATGTCCCAAAAAGCTCTAAAGTAGGAAAAGGGACAATTATTGAAAAAGGGGTGACAATCGGTGAAAACGTAGTCATTGGATACAATAATGTCATTCTATCAGGAACAGTCATTGGAGATAACGTTAAGGTAGGTTCGAACAACACGATAGGAGCGGTCGGCTTTGGTTACGAAAGGGGAGAGAATGGAGAATATGAACTGATTTCTCACATAGGAAACGTTGTAATTGAGGATGACGTTGAGATAGGAAACAATAATTGCATTGATAGAGCGGTTCTTGGATCAACCCTTCTCTGTAAAAATTCCAAGATAGATAACCTAGTTCATATCGCACATGGAGTAAAGATAGGAAGAAATTCTCTAGTCATCGCAAATTCCATGATTGCTGGAAGCTCTGAGATAGGCGATGACGTATGGATCGCGCCCTCAACTTCTGTGATAAACGGTAAAACTGTGGGATCAAGATCGATGACTGGCTTAGGTTCAGTCGTGATTTCAAACGTGGATGAAGGCTCATTAGTGGTCGGAGTCCCAGCAAAAAAGATAAAAGACATATAATGTGCGGAATAAGCGGAATAATTTTTAAAGAGCATTGCACTGACTTCACTCAAGCTAGACTCGAATTGGAACACATGAAATCCTCACAGCATCTGAGAGGACCTGATTCTTCTGGTGAGTTTAATGATACTAAAGTATTTTTAGCTCATAATAGACTTTCGATACTTGATCTTAGTCCAGCAGGAAATCAGCCCATGCAAAATGAGGATTGGGTGATAGTCTTTAACGGGGAGATCTATAATTATGTGGAACTAAGAGACGAGCTCATAGGATTAGGTGAGACCTTTATCGGTTCTTCTGATACTGAGGTTCTCTTGACCTGTATATCTAGGTTTGGAATCCAGGAAGCACTACAAAAGATAAACGGTATCTTCTCATTTTGTGCATACAATAAATACACAAAGGAGGTTCATCTAGTTAGGGACAGACTCGGCGAGAAGCCTCTTTTTTACTACGTGGATGAGAATTCGACCCTTTACTTTTCATCGAATCCTTCAGCGATAGTGAATTCATTACCTCAAGTAGACTGGCATCTTGATTACGAAGGACTATGGGAATATTTTGTCCTCGGAGGAATTTTTTCCGATAAGACTCTATTCAAAGGGATCAATCGACTTGATTCTGCTTCCGTCTTAAGCTATGTTAATAACGAAATAACTATATCTAAGTATTGGACACCAGTATTTCAGCCTAATTTGACTGATTCTGATCTTGACTCGCTAATCAGAGAAGCGATAACGAGCCGAACAGTCTCAGACGTCCCAATTGTTCTGTTCTTAAGTGGAGGAGTTGACTCCAGTGCAGTTGCTGCTGTGCTTAAAGACACTGATGCAGTTCACCTGATATCAGATGAGGTTGATTCTGCGAGAAAGGTCGCTGAAAAATTCAAAATGAGATTCAAAGTAGTCCAACCGGCGAGTTTAGACATCTCGGAAACGTTATTCAAGTATTCTGAATTTTCAGGAGAGGCAACGATGGCAGGATTCATTCCTTATGTGACAAGCAAAGCAATTTCTGGTGAATATAAGGTGGCAATAAGCGCGAATGGAGCAGATGAACTGTTTTTTGGATATCTTAGAATTCCCACACCAAAAATAAAAAATGAATTCTTTGATAAGTTAAGCAAAAGACGAAACATCAACATAAATCGTCGGTCAAGTCAGCCAGATGGACAGATTGCTGAAATCTTTAGACACCCTGACAATTTTTCTATTCCTCTTTCAGGAAAAGTTAGTTCAATGGCTGATCTATTGAGATTGATTGAGCTAGAATTAAAGGATTTCAACCAAAATGAAGACTTTCCACAGTCTTCAAAATACAGATGGCTCGAACTAATGACCTACGTAAAGGGCGATCTTAATAACACTCTAGATTTTGCAAGCATGGCAAACTCCTTAGAGGTAAGGGCTCCTTTCTTAGATTATCGACTAGTTGAGGCCGCTTTAAGCTTGGATGAGACTCGACACATTAATATCAAAAATGGAAGAAAACACTTTTTAAAGAAGATCTTAGATTCTGAAGGAGTCGATGAATCGATTTGGAATAGGGATAAACTGGGATTTAGTCTCATTTCTTCCTATTTCAATAGCATAGAATCGATCAAAGACTTAGCAGTAAAGGAGCTCAAAAGAGAAGGGTTTTTGTCTATTTCATGTACTAAAGGTAATTTAGGAAGAGACCTTCAATACTTAAGAAGTTCTGCCTTGGGATTTTTAGCTTGGAAAAAGGCGTGGATCGACAACGGAAAAGTAAAAAAATAAGAATCGATGACAGTATTAATATTATCTCCACACACGGATGATGCTGAGCTCGGTTGCGGAGGAACGATATCGCGTCTCATTGAGGAAGGTCACTCAGTATGGGTTGCAATATTCTCAACCTGTGATGAGTCGCTTCCTCCTGGATTTTCTCCAGGGACCTTAAAAACTGAGAGCATAAATTCGTTAGTCTCATTGGGTTTAAATAAGGATCAAATCATCCATTATGACTATCAAGTTAGAGTCTTTAACTACAGTAGACAGTCAATATTAGAAGATCTAGTACAGTTAAAGAAGAAGATGTTGCCTGATCTTGTATTCATTCCTTCACTAGATGATTATCATCAAGATCATAAGACCGTTGCTGAGGAAGGAGTTAGGTGTTTCAAAAACGGCTGCTCAATCCTTTCTTATGAATTGATATGGAACAACACTGGATTTAAGAATCAGCTTTACTATGTCTTAGAGGAAAGGCATATCAAGAACAAAATAAAAGCTCTTAAGAATTATGAAACGCAACAAGGAAGATCATATCTCTCTGAAGAATTTATTCGCTCCTTAGCTAAGGTTCGGGGAATACAAAATGGCGTAGATCTGGCTGAAGCATATGAAGTCATACGATATAAAATATAATACATACAAATGCAATCATTATCTAAATTTACCAATTCACCTATTATTATTGGAGGCTGTGGCAGATCTGGAACAACTCTTCTTGCTGCAATTCTTTCATCTCATCCAAGTATCTATTCATATACTTACGAAACTATGGCATTCTGTCCCAGTGCATGGATGGATCCCTTAAATAGAAACGTTCCATTTAGTCTTTCCATTCTAGAGGAAGTACTCATTGACTCTCCTCCAAGTAAAGAGAACAATAGATTTTTAGAAAAGACCCCTAGAAATACCCTTGTCTATAAAAGAATAGCCGACTATTTTAATGATCAAGTTAAGATCATAAATCTTGTAAGAGACGGTCGAGATGTTGTTCTATCGAAGTATCCAGGAAAGGAAGACACACAATACGTAACTGCTGACTTTTGGAAAACTGAAATTGAGTATGGGATTGAGTGTGAAGATTTTCCATGGTTTAAAACATTTAGATATGAAGATTTAATTCTTAATTTTAAGGAAACTCTTCTCGATATCTGTGAATTTTGTGAGATTGAATACTGTGATCAATTGACTAACTACACTGACTTTACAAAATATAAAGAATCTGATGCTTGGAGCCATCGTAAAATTCAAAGCCCTCATCAAAAGTCAATTGGAAAATGGAAGAATCACATGGATCATATTGAAGTAAAAAAGTTGAATTCAGACCCACACAATATTGATTTATTAAAAAAATATAACTATGAAATTATTAGTGATTGTTCCAGCATATAACGCTCAGTCTTTTATAAAGGAGAGTATTTCTTCGATATTATCGCAAAATATTTTAATTCAAGTTGTTGTGATAGACGACGGATCAATCGATAAAACAGTTTCTCAAATTCCTAAAAATTCAAACATCAATGTGATACGAAACCTCAAAAACATGGGAACGTATTATTCAATTAATCGAGCTCTAGTTTCCTCAGCTTCCGATCCTTCATGGACCCACTTTACCGTTCATGGAGCAGACGATGTTTCCCTTCCTGGAAGATTTAAAGCACAGCTTTCTAAATTTTCAAACGGAATCTTAGCAGTCGGCTGTGGTTACAATAGAGTTGACCACTCAACTGGGAAAGTAATGAGTACTACCTTGAAGACTGATGAATCAGTTCTAATTTTTTCAAGAAAGGTTTTTGAATCCATTGGATACTATGCGACTCACAGAGTAGGAAGCGATACTGAATACAAGAAGCGCCTCTTACTATGTCATCCAAAATCCATTTCGACAGTTCCTAGGGTACTAATAAAATCCTATTTACATGGAGAAAACTTGACTAAAAAAATACCGCTCGGTGGATCAGTTAGAAAGAAGGTAGTAGAGTCATTTACCTCGAGTCACAGAGAAATGGTTAAAACTAAAAATTATTATCAGAAATTCAATCCATGAAATTAGGAGTAGCATACATAGTGTTCGACGGGATAGAGCTTCTTGAACATTCAATAAGACAGATACGCCCTCACGTTGATCACATCAACGTGATCTATCAAAATCATTCATGGTTTGGCACTCCCATCTCAAAGGAAGATTTAATCAAGCTCAAGTCTCTAACGTCGGCTCGACTTATAGATGAGCTCACACTATTTAACGACTTTTCTCCCATTCGAGTCAAGAATCATCAGGGAATAATGAAGGCAAAGGGATACGAGCGAACCAAGCGACAGTTGGGTCTAAGTATCACTCTTAATCGTGGGTGCACTCATTATCTTTGCATGGACGTTGATGAATTCTACAAGTCAGAAGAATTTGCTAAGGCTAAGTCTGAGATAATCAGCAAAGGATATGACCAGACCGCCGTTAGACTCATCAATTACGTCAACGTTCCTATCGTTCATCGAGGATATGATTCCATCAGGGTTCCTTTCATCTGTAGGATAGACCGTTCGACTAAGATGACTCCTTCATTCTTCGTTAAGTGTGATCCTACTAGGGGACTTACTAGCGCAAGTAAGAATAAACATGAATTCGCTCCAAGCATTATCACAATGCATCACATGGAAACAGTAAGAAAGAATCTGACCCTAAAGTATGACTCTACCACTCGAGCAGTATTTGCTCGCGCTAGAACTTCTGAGCTAGTTGATAGTATTAAGAATGTAAACGAGAAAAGTTCTAATTTCAGTTTTAAGAAGATAATATTTCCTGGACTGAATTCGATAAAACTGATTCAGTGTGAGAACATATTTAATATACCTTATCAAAAATGGAAATAATTTTAAGAAATGTCTAAAATAGCTTTGGAATTTACAACAACTGCCTGTAATCGGCCTTCAGTATTAAACGCAACATATGCATCATATTGTAAGAATCTTACAGGCATAGACTTTTCAAAAAGCACAGTATATTTGAATGTTGATCCTGCGCCTGATTCTAAAAATATTCAAATGGTAGAGGAAGTTGCAAGGAAATATTTCGGCACAGTTATTGTTAATTATTCATCTTCTCCTAATTTTGCAGCAGCGGCTCTTTGGTGTTTTTCTCAAGTAAAGGGTGAATTTTTTTTTCATTTGGAAGACGATTGGAAACTTATGAAGGCTATTAACATCCATTCGATGATCTCAAAACTAGGAACATCTAATTTACAGTGTGTATTAAATAAGGGAAGGACTTCAATTACAATAAAGGAGACTGGTGAACCATGTTTTGTTCCTTCTCTAATCGCAACGCAATATTGGAAAAAATATCTAACTAACTTTAGACTTGATATTAATCCTGAATATCAAATGAAAGTTCTTTTTAAAAATAAGTCGACTGGTTTATTTAAAAATCGCTCAATTTATTATAATCCGGCTCAAGAGCTTTCAAAAGATATTGGTCGATCATGGTTAATGGCAAATAAACTAGCTAGAAGTTATACTCCGGGAGCAAAATGGTCTCCTTGGATAAAATGGAGAAATAAAAAATGAAAACACTAATCATTGCTGAGATCGGAATTAATTATGCATATGGTGAGTCTCAATCTCTCTTTATGGATAATATAAAGAGACTTATCGACGTAGCGAAAGTTTCTGGTGTAGATTACGTTAAGTTTCAAAAACGCAATCCTGAATCTTGCGTTCCTCAAAATGAGAGAGATAAACCTAAAAGGGTTCCTTGGAGAAAAGAAGAGACTACCTATCTGCATTATAAAAAAGACATTGAGCTTTGGCAAAAGGAATTTGATGAGATCGACGATTACTGTCGAGAAAAGGAGATAGGCTGGTTCGCGTCAGTCTGGGACAAGGATTCAGTGGATTTCATGAGAAGATACACAAGTCCTTTACCGAACGGCAAGTGGGGAATCATGCTTAAGATACCATCTGCGTTAATCACGGATCTTAGCCTAGTACAATACGCTAAAGAGTGTTCAGATTTTCTTCTCATCTCTACTGGCATGAGCAGGCAGAGTGAGATCGATCTTGCTATCGAGACAGGCGAGCCAGATGTAGTGTTCCATACAAATTCAACCTACCCTTCTCCAGTATCAGAGCTAAAATTAGATTACATACCATATCTCAATCACATCTCAATTGAATTTAAGAAGAAGTTTGAAGTAGGGTATTCCGGTCATGAGTTTGGGCTAAACACCACTCTTGCTGCTAATCTTTTGGGCGCAAGGTGGATTGAACGACACATAACATTAGACCGAACTCACTGGGGTAGCGATCAGATGGCCTCAGTTGAACCGCAAGGCTTGATTAAATTGGTAAAGAGCATTAGAGACATTGAGCTCTCCAGGGGAGGATATGGCGCTAGAGAAGTCCTAGCCTCAGAAAAAGAAAAAAGAAAAACACTTAGAGGAAAATGAAGATAACTCCAAAAAAGATCCTTCAGTTCTTTGAAGGCAACATCAAGATGTTGGGAGACATGTTTTATCTCCTACCTGAACATGAAAAAGAACAAGTATTCTTTAGATCTCAGATCTGTAAGGAAGAGTGTGTGAAGCTAGGATATTGCGTTTACTGCGGTTGCGACGTCCCGGGAAAGCTGTATGTAAAAGAGTCTTGTAATGGAGGAGAAAGATTTCCTGATCTCATGTCAAAGAAGGACTGGGAAGAGTATAAAAAGGAAAATAACATTGAGGTAAATGATCTATTACATTGACATTGACGACACGATATGTACTCTATCTGAGTCCATGAACTATGGATCAGCTACACCCATTCCAAAAGCCATTGAGAAGGTGAATCGTCTCTATGAAGAAGGCCATCGCATCGTCTTCTGGACTGCTAGAGGGACTGTTAGTGGCAAGGATTGGAGACAGTTAACTGAGAGTCAACTCATCTCTTGGGAAGTAAAATATCATGAGCTCAAATTCGGTAAACCTGCATACGATTTCTTCATAGACGATAAAAACATCAATTCGAATGATTGGCTCAGCAAGTAACGTAAAGGTACTTGTCCTAGGCAACGATCCTCAGATCAACACCATTGATTTTGACAGATTGAAGCCTGAAGTGATCACACTGGGCGTGAATAGGATCTGGTTGAAACACATACCTGACTATCTTTTTTTCAATGATATTCAGATCTTGACTGAGATTGAAAGACATCCTGAAATAATGGCTCAACTTCAATCTAATACTAAGTGTTTTTCTAGTGATTGGATTAGGCATAAATTAAAAAGAACCATTCCTCAATGGATAGAAATACACCGACGAACCAACGCGATCTCTTTTCCAGACTCTGTAAGTACTGCAATAAATATCTTTTCATCTAATTTTTTAACTGATAAGCGGGTGACTTATTACCTTGCTGGAGTTTCCCTAAAATGGACTAATCCTAGTCACTTTTGGAAGGAGATGGAATACGAATCATTGAATAAACACGGTCAAGATTGGTACACCACGCGATTTGTTAAAATGTCGGAAAACTTTAGAAAGATAAAGGCCAGAGGAATACGCGTAATCTCAGTGAATCCCAACTCCAATCTAAATAAGATGTTTCGTTATGAGAGCATTGATAACCTTTATAAGTGATTACCCAGGAATGAGTGAGATTGCAGTAGTCACTGCGCTAAGTGCTCCAACTAGTCCAAGTATTGCGCTAGGTAGCTCAAACTTTAGTTTAGACGCTATCAAGATCAAATTAGTCAGTGCCGATGTTGCGATAGAAAGGCTCTTCAATAGAGTCTTTTTAGTCTGAGTCGCTACTCCTAACGTATACGCAGGATTAGCACTAGATGGGGGCACTGAGATTGATGGAGGAACTACAACTAATGCTGCAACTGTCTGTGCCTCAGTAGGGATAGAATCGATCGCCTCTTTCGCGATCTTATACTCCTGTTTCATCTTTGTGATGTCCTCCTCCACTGCAGGTTTTATGTTCTTCTTCATTGTTTCAACCGCCTCCTTCGCTTTGGCATCAGCTTCAGCTTTAGCCTCTTCTTCTGACATTCCTCTTTCCACGTTTTCTTTACGTTCATCCTCAATAAGTTTAAGGTAATTTGCCATTCCCTCATCCTTCTTTACCAGATTTTCGATGACGGTGTCTGTATTGAGTCCAGGAATGCTCTCTCCTAAATCTCCTAATTTTAACGCGGAAGATAATTGTGCTTCTATTGCCATAATTATTTAGTTTTTGAAGTCTTGCTCAAGAGAGCACTAGGTAAAGGTAGAGCCGGTGGCGCTCCAGCCGATGGGTGAGTGTGAGTGTCAAAGAAAGTCTTAAATGAGTCTCCCTTGATCACAGATTCGGCGGCGTCTTTTCCAAGCTCAATATTTGGAGAATCGATCACTACTTTATTTGAAGTCTTTACTGTGATCAGGTTATTAGGATCGATGTTTATGCTTGCCTCCTTTATTGATATCGTGAGTCCCTTACCCACAGTAAACCAGATCTTTAATTCTTGATCTCCATCAAAAAGGATCACATGAGAGCCGTCATACTCACTATTGAGCTCATCCTTTACGTCCTGTGCAAGTTCCTGAATCGCAAAGTATTCTGGAGAATAAGGATTACCGTTGTCGAATCTTACTGCGACCACACTATTTACCTTGGGAACTGATACTGATCCTCCGCCTCCTCCTTGTCCAAAAAAGACTGATCTGTTCTTAGGGTAGGCCCACGGCAAGTCCTCTGCAGCGATGTCATCATGCACTCCAAAGACTCTGACCCTAGCTCTGCCCTCTTTGCGAGGATCGTCTATTGCCAC